ATGACGACCGTCACCGTCCGCCGCACCTCCGGCGGTCTGCTCTGGTTTCCCTGGCTCGAGTACTACCGCGATGCACGCGGGCTCTCGCCCCGCAACTACCGCGTGCGCGTGCACGGTGACGCGTACGTGCCGCGCTACGCGTGGGACTCGGCGGGCGTCGAACAGCTCGTCCACCCGTACGACGACTCGAATCCACCGGCGGTCGTCCCACCGGGACCGATCAAGGTCCGACTCCTGCCCTCCCAGACGTATCCGTTCGCCGACAACGTGCCTGTACTCGCCGGCGTCGTGCGCGAAGCGCTCGTGAGCTGGAGTGACGGAAGCGCCGTCCAGGTCGACAGCGTGCTCAGCGATCCAGACGGCGAGTTCCGCTTGCCACTGCGACGCGCGCCGATCGGCAACACGCCCTTTCTCGTCGAAGCCGTGACGCCGTTCGGCGGTCCCTCGGGCTTCATCACCATCCGTATCCCGCAAGACCTACTGACGTTCCAAACCCTCACGATCTCGTAACGAGGAACACGATGCCCGAATACCTGAGTCCAGGAGTCTACGTCGAGGAAGTCGACGCCGGTCCCAAGCCGATCGAAGGCGTATCGACGAGCACCGTCGGCGCCGTCGGCGTTACCGCGCGCGGCCCCGATACCGGCAAACCGATCCTCGTGACGAGCTTCGCCGAGTACACCCGCAAGTTCGGCGGTGCGGTCAACGCCGACGGAGCGGTCAAGGCCGTCTGGAGCGATGACCCCGAGAAGGGCGAGTTCTGGACGTTCCCGCTCGCGGTGAAAGGCTTCTTCGACAACGGCGGCCAGCGGCTCTACGTCCGCCGCGTCGTCTCGAAGAGTGCGGCCGCCGCGGAGACGACGCTCGGCAAGGGTCTGATGACGTTCGTCGCGGCGAACGCGCTCGACGGCTCGACCTCGCTGAAGCTCGACAGCCTGATCGGCATCGAGAAGGGCAAGACGCTCAACGTGTCGGCCGACGGAACGGTGCAACAAGTCACCGTCTCGGACTACGACACCGCCGCGAGCACGGTCACGTTTGCGCCGGCGCTCACGCGCCGCGTCCAGGCAGGCCGCGACTTCGTGGAGATCAAGACCGCCACCGGCGACTCGATCAAGGTCACCGCGAAGTCACGCGGCGAGTGGGGCAACGTGCTCTCGGTCCGCGTGCGTCCGATGGACGCCGGTGCGTTCGCGCTACTCGCGGCTCCGGGCGAGAAGGCGGCGTCGTCGACGATCGCCGCGAACGTCACCGCAGACGATGCGTTCGACGTCGTCAGTGCGACGGACTTCCAGAACAACGACGCGATCCTCGTCGACGGCAAGCCGTACACGGTGAAGACCATCACGGGTACGAAGTTCAAGATCGACTTCAAGCTTCCCGACTGGAGGAAGGACTGGGTCGTCGCGAAAGGTGCGACGTCGACCACGATCGTCGCCAACGTGACGACCGCCAAGTTCGAGGTCAACGACTCGGCTGGCTTCGCGGCCAATGACGCGATCACCATCAACGGTGACGCCTACCAGCTCCTGACGATCACGCCGACGACTGCACCCAAGGCGGATGTGACCGTCAGGAAGGTGCAGGACTGGAAGGTCGGCTGGTCGGTCCTGCGGGTTCGCACGGCGGGAACCGTCAGCACGGCGGCACCGACGCTCTACGTGTGGGGCGCTTCGTCGCTCTACAAGAACGCGTTCGTCGAGATCGAAGACGTCGTTGCCCGCAAGAAGTACTACGCCACCGTCGGCGCGGTCACCGGCAACAAGGTCGACCTCGTCCTCGCCGCCGCACCGACGAGCTTCACGGTCGCCGAGGGTCAGCGCATCCGACTCATCGAGGGCGCGTTCGACGTTCTCTATGCACCCAAGGATGGCCCGGCGGTCACCGAGGAGATCCGCAACGTCCGCTTCAAGGAAGCGGAGGTCGGCGACCTGATGTACGTCGAGCGCCGCATCAGCAGCGTGTCGAACCTGATCACGGTCGTCACGCCGCCGACGATCAGCGTCGGCGCGCTCGAGGACTTTCCGCTCGCCGTCACCAACACCGCAGCCACGCCGCCGGTCGCCGAGAAGTGGATGAAGCTGCTGAACGGCAAGGACGAGTTCGGCTCGCTCGATCCCGACGCGTTCGTCGGCGTCGACCTCGGCCCAGGCCGGCGCACCGGCATCCAGGCTCTCGAGGACATCGACGACATCTCGATCACGATCGTGCCGAGCATCTGGTCCTCGCTGGTCCAGAACGCACTGATCCAGCAGGCGGAGATGCTGAAGTACCGGTTCGCGATCCTCGACCCGCGCCCGGTCAAGCCAAACGACGACGACGTGATCGGCAAGATCCGCGCGTTCCGGGAGGGCTTCGATACCAAGTACGCCGCGCTCTACTTCCCCCGGATCCAGGTTCGCGATCCGTTCAACGCGAAGACGATCGGTCTCGGACCTTCGGGCCACATGGCCGGGCTGTACGCGCGCGTCGACATCGAGCGCGGCGTGCACAAGGCGCCCGCGAACGAGGTGATCCGCGGCATCGACACGTCGAACGGCTTCCACGGTCTCGAGGTCGAGGTCACGAAGCGCGAGCAGGATCAGTTGAACCCGAAAGGCATCAACGCCCTGCGGTTCTTCCCCAACCGCAACACGCGGGTGTGGGGTGCTCGCACGCTCGCGACCGACGGGTCGTGGAAGTACATCAACGTCCGCCGCATCTTCATCTTCGTCGAGCGTTCGATCGACGAGGGAACGCAGTGGGTCGTGTTCGAGCCCAACGACGAGAAGACGTGGGCGCGCGTGCGCCAGACGATCACGAACTTCCTGACGACCGTGTGGCGCTCCGGTGCGCTGTTCGGTCTCAAGCAGGAGGAAGCGTTCTTCGTCCGCTGCGACCGCACGACGATGACCCAGGACGACATCGACAACGGCCGACTGATCTGCGTCATCGGCATCGCGCCGGTGAAGCCTGCCGAGTTCGTGATCTTCCGTATCCAGCAGAAGCTGATCGACCAGAAGGAGCCCTAAGCCATGGCGCTTATCCCGCGCGAAGATCCGTATGGCGGATTCAATTTTATCGTCGAGATCGACAGCATCAGCGACGACGGCCAGATCTATTCGGGCTCGTTCATGGAGGTCGCGAACCTCGAGGCCGAGATCACCGCGATCGACTATCGCAACGGCAGCGAGGAGATGCGCCTGCGCAAGCTCCCCGGCCTGACGAAGTACAAGGCGGTCACGTTCAAGCGCGGCATCATCGGCGACCTCCGGTTCTGGAACTGGATCCGCCAGGCGACGCAGGGTGAGCAATCGCTCCGCAAGGACGGTCGCGTGATCCTCCGCAACGAGGCCGGCGACGAAGTGATGCGCTGGAACATGACGCGCTGCTGGCCGTCGAAGTGGACCGGCCCGAGCCTCAACGCGAAGAACAGCGAAGTCGCGATCGAGACCCTCGAGCTGCAGATCGAGCGACTGGAGATCGACGGTCAATCTCCGTGATCACCCGCTCCGCCAGAGCGCCCGGCCTCGCCTTCGAGGTCGTGCGGCCCGCGATCGAGCCGTCACCGCTACGCAGCGACATCGCCGCGTTCGTCGGTCCGACCCGTCGCGGCCCGGTGCGCGTGCCCACGCGCGTCGAGGGCTGGCGCGAGTACCGCCGCGCGTTTGGCGAGCTCGACCGCGATCTCGACACGCCGTACTCGGTGCGTGGCTACTTCGAGAACGGCGGCGAGGTCGCATGGATCTATCGGACCGCACCGAAAGGACGAGACGCCGTCTCGTCGGTGACGTGGGATGCAACCGGCCTTGCCGGGCTCGAGCACCGCACGTTCCAGATCGATGCCGCATCTCCCGGCCCGTGGAGCCGGCGTGCGCGGATCCGCATCACCTATCGCGGCCGCACGACGACGAACACGCCGACGCTCGACATCACGATCCGGACCGACGACGAGATCGAAGAGCATCGCGCGATCCGCGCATCATCGTTCGTCGAGACGATCAACACGTCGTCTCGGCTCATCCGCGTCACGCCGCTCGACATCGTCACGCCGTCGACCACGCGCGCGTTCCTGATCAAGGAGCTCGTGCTCGATGCGAGCGGATGGATCGAGGCGCCCGCCCCCGAGGATTACCTCGACGCGATCGAGGCGATCTCCGACGTGCCCGAGGCGGCGATCATCGCGTTCCCCGATCTCCACGACGTCGGCCTCAAGGCGTCTGACGTGTACCGCGCCGCCGCGGCCAGCGCCGACGAGCTTCACGACCGCCTGGTCCTCGTCGATCTGCCGCGCGACCCGCCGCCACCACACCTCCGCTGGCATGCAGACGCGATCACCAACTGGGTCAACAAGGACGATCCCCACGATCCCGAAGCCATCGGTCTGAAGCGCGGCGAGAACGATCGGAGCTGGGCGGTCCGGTGGTGGCGATCCGCCGCGCTGTACCACCCGTGGGTTCGCGTCGTCGATCCGCTCGGTGGCGTCGCGCAGCCGACGCGTGACATCCCGCCGTCGGGTCACGTGGCGGGTGTGATGAGCCGCCTCGATCGCGAGCGCGGTCCGCACTCGACGCCGGCGAATGCGCCGACCATGGGCGTCATCGATCTCCACGAGGAGTACGACGAGGACGAGCATGCGCTGCTCAATCCCGAGGGGATCGATCTGCTTCGCTGCATCCCGTCGCTCGGGTTCTCGGTCTGGGGCGGACGCACGCTCGATCGCAGCGCACCGTTTGTCGCGCACCGCCGGCTGATCCACCGCCTCGTGCGCGCGATCCGCCGGGTCGCCGAGCCACTCGTGTTCGAGGTCAACGGTCCGGTCCTGTGGTTCACGTTCGTACGTGCGGTCACCGCCGTGCTGCTCGAAGCGTGGCGGTCTGGATCGCTGTCGGGCTCGCGCCCGGAGGAGGCATTCCGCGTCGTGTGCGACGAGACGACCAATCCGCCGGAGCAAGTCGACCTCGGCAGGTGCCTCTGCGAGATCGAGGTCGCACCCGCGATCCCGATGGAGTTCATCCTGATCCGCGTCGCGCTCAGCCGTGACGGCGCGCTCGAGGTGCTCTCGTGATCGGCGCGATCGCACGCATCGTCTCCGGGGTGGCCTCGTTCGAAGATCCGCTGCCGGCGTTCAGCTTCTTCGTCACGCTCGATCCGAGCGATGCGCACCTTCCGCCGTCGCAGCTCGCACTGATCCCGCTCATGGCGATCGGCGCGTTCTGCGAGGTGAAGGGCCTCGGCGGCGAGCTCGAGGTGCAGCCGTATGCCGAGGGCGGCATGAACGATCACGTTCACCTGCTGCCCGTCCGCCACACGTGGGGACGCATCAACCTGCGCCGCGGCGTGATCCGCGACATGGCGCTCTGGGTCTGGTACCTGGGCGGTCTCAACGGCAGCCTCGGCGCACGCCGCGACGGCTGCATCACCGTCTGTGACGAGTCCGGGATGCCGGCCGTCATCTACATGTTTCGCCGCGCGATCGCGACGAAGTGGCACGGGCCGGACCTCAACGCACTGCAGAGCGCCGTCGCCCACGAAGGCCTGACCGCCTATCCGATCCCGTCGTACGGCGGTGTCCTGCGCTCGATCAGCACCATCAAGGGTGTGCTGTGAAGCCCGACGTTCGCATCGAGCTCCTCGAGGTTCACTTCGACGTCATCGGCGAGGGCGAGAACGAGTTCGCGAAGTTGTTCGAGCGCTACATCAACCGGTGGTCGCGCATGCAGAACGAGCGCGAGGAACGCAACCGATCGTTCGAAGAAGAACGCACGGTCGGCGACCGCACCTACGGGGGACGCTGATGGGTATCCCCACGACGCCGGCGAACGCCGCGAAGCAAGGCTTCGACAAGCGCGCACACATCGAGGTCGTCAAACCGGCGAACTACGAGCCGAAGCAGATCCCGTTCGTGTTCAATCCGACCGATTACCAGATCAACAAGCAGAACACGTTCCAGGAGGTCCCGATTCCGGGCCTCAATGCACCGCCGATCCAGTTCGTGCGCGGCGGCAGCGAGAAGCTCACGTTCGACGCGATGCTCGACACGTCCGATGACATGTCGGACGTTCGCAAGTGGGTCAAGCCGCTCCGCGGCCTGATGGCGATCAACCCCGAGGTGCACGCACCGCCCGTCGTGAAGTTTGTCTGGGGCACCGAGAAGGAGTTCGACTTCGTCGGCGTCATCGAGTCGCTGAACATCACGTACACGCTGTTCGCGGAGTCGGGCTATCCGGTTCGCGCGAAGTGCAGCTTCGCTCTCAAGCAGTACACGACCGTCGAGGAACAGCGAACCCAGACCCAGAAGCACAGCCCCGATGTCGAGAAGACCTATGTCGTCGTTCGCGGCGACACGCTGAGTGGGATCGCGGCGCGCGCGTATGGTGACCCGGCGCCGTGGCGCAACATCGCACGCGCGAACGGCATCGCAGATCCGCGCACGCTCGAGCCGGGGCGCGTGCTGACGATTCCGCGCCTCGAGGAGACCACGTGAGCGACCGCATGGCCGCTGCGCGCGACGACGACAGCTACGCGCCGCAGATCAAGGTGCTGGTCGGTGGCATGGACATCACCAATGACCTGCTTCCCGACGTGATCGATCTGCGCGTCACGCTGCAGAAGGACGAGCTCGGCGGATTCACGATGCAGCTCGCCAATCACTTCGAGGTCCCAGAGGCGGTCGATCCAAAGGATCGAAGGAAGGACGGCGTCATCCTCCGGCACTTCCGCCACTCCGACAGCACGACGCTCGACGTGTTCGAGCCGATCACGCTCTCGCTTGGCTACGAGGGACGGATGTCGACGATGTTCGTCGGCGAGATCACGATGCTCCAGCCGTCGTATCCGAGCTCCGGCCTGCCGACCTTCACCGTCACCGGAACCGACATGCTCAATCGGCTACGCCGCAACAAGCCCGGCGAGAAGACGAGCAAGGCGTTCCACAATCGCGCCGACTGGGAGATCGCCGAACAGATCGCGAAGCGGCACAAGCTGAAGCTCAGCAAGGACTCCGCCAAGACCGGGCCGAAGCACAAACAGATCCTGCAGAAGAACCTCGACGACCTCGCGTTCCTGCTCTACCTCGCGAAGCGCAACGAGTTCGAGTGCACCGTCATCATCGAGGACAAGAAGCCGGTCTTGTACTTCGGCACGCCACGCGACAAGCGTGACTCCGGCAAGGTCGAGCAGCTACGACTCGCATGGGGCGAGTCGCTGATCTCGTTCACGCCGAAGATGCGGATCGGCTCGCAGGTGAGCAAGGTCACCGTGCGTGGGTGGGATTCGCGCAAGAAGGACGTCGTCACGTACACCGCGACGATCAAGGACATCCCGAAGAATACGAAGGGCAAGCTCGCCGCCGAGATCCTCGAGAAGAAGGCTGGTGCGAAGGAGGAGCGCATCGTCGACCGCGTCGTCCAGTCCGCGGAAGAAGCGAAGCGCCTCGCGATCCAGATCCTGATCGAGACCGCGAACGAGTTTCTGACCGGTAGCGGCGAGACGATCGGTGAGCCGCTGCTGCGACCGCAGACCAACCTCGAGCTCGTCGGCCTCGGCCGTCGCTTCGACGGGGTCTACTACGTGACGAAGACCGACCACATCTACGGCGCGAGCGGCTACTCGACCTCGTTCGACGTCGAGCGCATGCGCGTGGGTGAGCCATGAGCGCGAAGAGGCGGCACGCATTTCGCGCCGAGTCCGTCGACCAGAAGGTCTACGGCATCTTCACCGGCATCGTCGAGGACAACGAGGACCCCGACAAGGAAGGGCGCGTCAAGATCCGGATCCCGTGGCTCGACGACGCGACGATCACGGACTGGTGTCGCGTGATGCAGCCGTATGTCGGTCCGAACTACGGCTCGGTGTGGATCCCGGAGAAGAAGTCGGAGGTCGTCGTCGCACTGTGGCACGGCGACATGAACGAGTTCGTCGTGCTCGGTGGTGTCTACAACGGCAAGGACAAGCCGCCCGTTCACAAGAAGAAGACGGATCAGGACGTGAAGATGCTCCGCACGAAGGCGGGCCACGAGATCCGGTTCGATGACAGCGCGAAGACGATGGGCATCCAGATCATGACGCTCGGCGGGCACACCGTGTTCCTCGACGATCAGAACGAAAAGATCACCGTCTCGACACCGCTCGGGCAAGAGCTCGTGCTCGACGACAAGGGTAAGAAGATCGAGCTGTCGACGATCAGTGGCGTCGGCAAGATCACGATCGACTCGCAGGGAACGATCACGGTCCAGGGCAAGGACATCGCGATCAAGGCGCCCAAGATCAGCCTCTCGGGCGGGAAGGTCAACCTCGGCTGATGGCGGGCAAGGAGTTCATCGGCAAGGGGTGGCGGTTCCCGATCGTTCCGGGACCGACGGGCGCGCTCGAGTACAGCGAAGCCGACGATAACGTCGAGCATTCGCTCCGGGTGCTACTGATGACGCGCATCGGCGAACGCGTGATGCGCGCGGGGTTCGGCACGCGGCTCGGCGAGCTCGTGTTCCGTCCCGGCAGCGAGCAAAATCTGAAGTTGATCGAGAACGAGGTCCGGAACGCGATCCTCAGGTTCGAGCCCCGCGTCGAGGTGACCGACGTGCGCGCCGAGGCCGACGCTCTCGACGCGACGCGAATCACCGTCGCGCTGTCGTATCGCGTGCGGCGCACCAACACGCGCGAGAGCCTCGTGTTCCCGTTCTACATCGTCCGCGGAGAGACGCCGTGACGCTCGAGTATTCGATCGACAAGGCGCCGTTC